CTATTCCCCTACTTACTTTATTAGAAACTTTATCCCAAAACGTATTAAAAAAAGAAGTATAATCTATTTTAGTGGTTTTAGGTTTAGGGGTAGGGGTAGGGGTAGGGGGGTTTTGGCTAGGTTTTTTTGGTCTGCCACCTAACTTCCCATTGACTTTAGAAGCATCTATTCTTCTTGTTATATATAAATATTCTTGAAGTTGTCTTTCATTTTGATAATGGTCATCAATAAGAATAAAAAACTCTTTTATAATTATATTACATGATTGCCTTTCATCATCTGTTATACAATTCGCAATTCTATAAATAGTCATATTATTACTTGGTAATCCTGCACACCTTTTATTCCAGTTCCAACAAAGTAATCTAATATATATTCCTATTTGCTCGTTTGAAAGGTGTTGAGTACCTGCTATGAAATCTTCTGTGAAAAGATACCATGCTTTTAATTTCTCTTTAGGCTTTGAATTTTCGTCTATAAACATTTATTTTCTCCAATTTAACTTGTTTATATTTCTATATTAAATAGATTATAAAATAAACCTATTTTTTAAATTTGGTTAATATCCCCAGATTTCTTTTCTAGCATTTAGAACTGTTTCTTCTTTCCAAATCCAATTATCAGGGTTAGGCACTAATGAATTTTTAACGTCATCTGGACTATTTACAGTTTTTAAATAATTACCCATCACATTTACAATATGCTCACATATTTTCATATAGTGGTCATAACTTGATAATTCTAATTGAGTAAACTCTGGTGCTTTGGTCTTTGTAGGCGTTTTTAAATACCATAGCATTTGCCTTGCATTGGTCGCTCTATTATAGATTGATTGTTGCATAGCATGTGATGTAGACATTTGTAATGGATTTGTTTTAGAAGTTTTTAAATCAATAAAAAAATCCTCTTTTGAGTTCTTATCTTCAAACTGAAAATCTGTATATCCAATAAATGGTATGCCTTGAATATCAACTTCAACTTTCTTTTGATAACCAATTAAATTCCATTGAAAAGCATGTTCTTGAAATTTACTAGCCCCTAGTTCTAATAAAGGAACTAAATTAGCTCTTTCATCGTCAACTTTAGGGTCTGTTATTTTTAAACAATTAGCATCAAATTCTGCAATCATCTTTTCAGAAGCATCTTGTACAGATATTCCATTAAGAACCATATTTAATCCAGATTCAACAGCTTTACCTCTTTCTGCAGGTGCTGAACTAGGAAATTCATAACCAAATATACGTCTTAAAGCCCATCGTTCTCTATAAAAAGCAAATTCATTGATATGACTAAATGAAAGTGGCAGTAAACCCTTGCCACTAACATTAAATTTTTCAAAATGTTCTATCATATTTTATCAACCCACTCTTGTAGGTGTTTTTTATTTTCAAGAACTTGAAGTTTTAAATCAAAACATTGGTCGTGAACATTACTAGTTCTGCCAAACTTTATGATATATTCATTAAGGGCAAAAACTAATTTATCCATAACTCCAATATCAGCTAAATGTTTGTAAATTGCAGTTTCTTTTTCTTGGTCTTGGTCTAATTCACGTGATTGATTTAATTCATCTGAAAGATTGTACTTATCTGACATTATTATTCTCCTTAATTAAAGTATACTCAGCATATCTTTTGCCATTTTTACCTAATAGATTTTGAGCAATAATAGTGTAGCCTTGTTCTCTTAAACTATAGATAACAGCACTTAATCGTGTGCATCTAAATTTATGAATAGCTTCCCATGATGTTATTGAATTGCCTTTTTTAAGGTAGGTTAAAACCTGTTCTATTTGTGACATAATAATCCTTTCTATAAATTATGTTTTGCCAGTTCTCTTTCATTGACCACTTTAGTTCTTAAGTCATCTCTGAAAGCCTTAAAGGTTTCAAATCTAATTTTAGATTGATTCCTTTGTTTAAGAGTTTTCTCGTATCTATCAAGATAGCTCTTAAATTTTATATCAGAATAAATTAAACCATTTAATTCTGTCATATTTTTATAATTGGCTTTTTTTGAATAGTAAATCGTTAATTCAGCAATTATCATTTTTTCTTCTTTTTTCATTAATTCAACTGCTGTATCAAGGTCAGCAAACCTCATTCCCAATTCTTCATGCTGATATGATAGTTTATTAGGGTCAAACCCTATTGAATAAATATCCATTAGAATGGTATTTCGTCATCTAAATCAGGGCTTGGAATATTATTTGTTTGTGCAGTCATAGGTTTAGCTCCAAATGAAAAATTATTAACTTTTAAAATTAAAATAGTTTTAACAACGCCATTTTTTTCATATTCTTTTGTTGATAATTCACCATTAACAAATATCTGTTGACCTTTTACTAGATGTTTTACTGCTCCCTCGCCTTGTTTTCCCCATAAAGCACATTCAACCCAAAAAGATTTTTTATTATCTCCATAGCCAACATTTGTACCTATAGAAAAATTACAAACTTTATATCCAGATACTTCTTTTAGTTCTGCATCTGCACCAAGTCTTCCGTCAAAACTACATGTATTCATTTTATACTCCCATTTTTATTATTATATAAATTTTCCCATTCTTTTTCTTTTATTTTTTCTTTAAGCTTTTCTTTCCAATCCTCATTAATAGCTTTATTTGAGTGTGCTTTGTTATGGCAAGAACGACAAACTGGGAATAGATTATCAATCCTATTTAAACGATTGTTTTTAACCCCACCCATTCCTTTAGGTATTAAGTGGTGTATATCAACTGCTTGTTGCCTATAACAACCCCAACAAATGGGAATATCGTATTCGTGATATCCCCAGAAGTCAGCGAATAATTTTTTATAATTTTTCGAGGTTTTCATTGAAAGCATTTACTGCATTTTTAGTTAGCTTTTCAATATCGTCTACAGAAAAATGACCACTACCCATAGAACGACCTACAATACCAGTAACAAAAATATCTAATCTTTGTGTATTATTTTTATTAAAGTTATTAGTTGGTGTTTGGTTAATAGGCTCACTTTGAGATGTGGCAACTTTTACATCTTTTATATTAGTGTATTGATTGCCATTAGCTGAAGTCTTTGTATTAATGATTGTATATTCAATGGCATCACCAGACTGTGGCAAAGGGTTTAAAACCATACCTCTATAATATAATCGCCTGCCATCAATTAAATTTATAGAGTAATTAGGCACTCCATCTTTAGTATTATCGTAAATTTTATCTATTATATTCGACATTTTATTCTCCAATTTATTATTTATTTAATACGTTATAACCTCGACCCTCTAGGCAATTATTAATTAAATTCTGCCTAGTTTGTGCTTTAGGACTTAGCCATAACACCTTGAAACGTAACATATTATATACTATTTTGCCTTGCTCTAAAAGAAAATTTGTTTCTTCTTCTACAAGACTTTTGCAAGTAAATAAATCGTCGTGGTATCGGTTCATATCTCCTTTCAAATTTGCTGATGATTTCCCTCTACTGTCAACAATAGGTGTTGAAGAGCAACTGCTTAAAGCCAATACAACAATTAATGGTAAAAACTTATTCATTATTTTCTCCATTAATCTTTTCTAATACTAATTTGTTAAGGTTGTATCTGACTGAATAATAAAGATTGAGTTCTGCTTTATCTCCATTCTTTTCTAACTCTTTTTTATTTAATTCTCTGGTTTCAACCACTAATTCATTATATTCTTTAACGACTCCATAATATTGAGCCACAGACATATTTAAAACTCTGGCTGTATATAATTCAGTATTGCCAATTTTAGTTGCTTCCATTGTCTTTCTCCAATTCTAATTTTAATTTTTTACCAAACTCAAATCCTTGTCTATAGTAGGCAGACGATTTTTTGATAGAGTCTATTTCATTATTTATAAAGGCATCTCTAACACCATCGGAATAGTGAAAGAGATAACCTCTACGTTTTTTTTCTGTTGGGTTAATCATTTTTAACTCTTAAAGTGCTATCAATAAAAAATATACAAATGCTGATAACATTAATATAAATGTAAATTCAAATACATAAACGCCATAGTTTTTAATAAAATTAATCATTGAAACCTCTCCCTGCTAAATGTGCTTCATATTGTTCATAAGACATATTGTCTAATTCAAATTGAGTTACTTCTTTTTGTTTTTCTTTAATTAAATCTCTTAAATCAACAAGTGCATTTGCCACATGAAGATTCCAAGCTACATTTTTTGAAATTGTATCTGTGATTTTTTGAAGTTTATTTATTTCGTGTAAAGTATTATTCATTTTTATCTCCAATTAAAAAAGGGAAGCACCTTAATTGATGCTTCCTTTAGGTTTGTTATACAGAAGCCCACATATCATATGGTTTTCTTGAAAAGTCACGATGAATGAAATCGTTAACCACTAAATGGTCAGCACCTTTGTTAACATATTCTTTAGCGTATTGTTCAAGGTGATTAGTTGTTGTGATATAATGTTGCTCAACATAACCAATAATATCTTTATATTTTTCATCAGTTGACCAGTCATCTCCTCTAGGAGTAAACCTATGGCAGAACAATTCTCTTTTTAGACCACCATCGGAAATAATATCTCTGACCTCTAAAGTGTAAGGAACTTGCCAATCTTCGCACTCTTTAAGGTCATCTTCAACAATATCAATGCTTAAAATATATGATTGCATTTCATATTCTTCAGTAGGTGCTTGACCAGTATATGAAGTATTAAATCTATTTTCTAAGAATTCTTTAAAATAAACATTATCGTATTTATCAAGTTCTTCTTTTGCAATATCTCTAATTACGTAAGTGTCGCCACCTGCATATTTCCACCTATCGCCACGAGCTTCTAAATCTTGAGTGTGAATACAAATTTTCATAATTAACCCTCCATCGCAATAGAAACAGTTTCTGTAGTATGAGGTGGTTTTGACAACCCATAAAGAAGAACTTGTGAGTTTGGGTGTATCTCATTAATAATTTTAATATACCTATTGGCTTCTTCAATAGTTAAAAAGTGAGTTTTATCATAAGCACCACGACCCTTGAATTCTGTAACACAATATGATTTTATATGTTCTTTAAGGTAATTGTCATATTCGTTTGAGTTAGTTATATCTGTCATTATTATCTCCAATTTATTATTATTATTTATTTAATTAAACCTAGATTATATTGTAGGTTTATAGAAGTAAACCTTTATTTTAATTATTTTCAAAAAAAAGAAAAAAGATGCCTAAGCACCCTTTTCCTCTAGTTGTGATTTATGAAATACTGGGAATAATCTGCCAGATTGTTTTACTTCCCACTTGCCTTTATTAACCTCGACCTCCTCAAGCATAGGTCTAATTAGTTTAGCAATAGTTTTTGTGCCTTTAGGAATTTTATAACCTAGTTTTATAGCCTGATTAAAAGTTAAGAAACCACCTTTTAAACCAGTAGCTTCTAAAATCTCAATGTTTTTACCAGAATAAGGTTTTTTAGTTAATTCATTATAGTACATTTGTTTTCTCCAATTATTATTTATAAACCTAGATTATATTGTAGGTTCTTCAATGTAAACCAATATTTTAATTTTTTTTTATTTAATTGCAGATTCAGAATTTATTTGCTAATAATCAAAAGGTTCTTTCCCTCAGCGAGAGCCAGTAGAAAGTATTATCTCGTTCTCCAATTGCGAGGTATAGTAGGGGGTGAATCTGGTAGGCATGAGGAACCCCCTATGACTAAAGAAGCGGATATACAAATAGCGTGTAATGACTATTTAACTTTTCTTTCAAATACATATACTTTTAGACACTTTCATGTACCAAACGAAGGCAAAAGGTCTATTTATTATCATGCTAAAATGAAAAGAATGGGATTAAAGTCTGGTTGCCCTGATATTATTGTTGAATATCCTCAAGGAAAATTATTATATATTGAATTGAAAGCACCTAAAGGCAGGCTTTCCCCTAATCAAAAATTGTGGGCTGTACAATCTAAAGTTTTAGGTACACCACATTTTATAGTTCAAGGGGGTTTAAATGAATGTATTGAACAAGTACGGAGGATAGTTGAAAAATACATTCCTATAAGATGCTAGTGTTTTTTTGGTTATTTTCTACCTTTTAACTTTATAATCTTCTGTACAGCCCTTAAATCGCCTTTAAACGACGATTTATATCGTTTCCTACCTTTTCTTTTTTTCATAGGTCTTTTATCTATAATTTCTGATAAAGTAGCAGTTGTTGTGAAACCACTCATTTCCCAACTTTCTTCATAGCTTTAGAATGTGCTTGAGAAAATGTAGAACCTTTTTTCATAGCATTAGCCATTTCCCTCATATGCTTTAATGAGTGATGCCTAGCATGACTATTCATAGTTTTACGTTGTCTGGGTGTTAAATCCTTAGTAATATTTTTTATAGATTTTACTAAAACCATTTACTTCTTCTTTTTTTTTACTGGCTTTTTCTTTTTTTTCATTGTCTTGCTTTTTGTACCATATCCATAACCTTTTGGCATATCTTGCTCCTTTTCATTTAAACAATAAACACAATTAGATTTACATTTTCCTTGTATGCAGTCAATAAACTCTTTACCAAAAGCATCTTCTAACATTAATTTTTTTTATCACTTAATACTGCTTTTTTCCAAAAAAAATTAGCAATACTATTAAACACTTCATATAGCCACATATAAACTTTGCTCATTATTGATATCCTTTTTTGGTTTTTGCTTTACAACGTACACATTCATGCCAAAATTCTGTCATTTTTCTAGTTTTAGTTCCTCGAGTTCCATAAACAATTTTTTCTTTAATTATCATTTGTTGATGTACTCCAAATCTTGATGAACATTTTTTGCAATGTATTATATCAGATTTAAATTTTTTTGCTTGATTGATTTTTACACATTCAACATGTTTATAATAAAAATAATTACCTATTTTATTAAAAAATTTAGCTAATGTAAGCCAATGCCAAATCACTTTGTAATTCCTTTTTGTTTCTCATATGTCCTAAGTCCACCCAATCCAAGCATTCCCATTAAAACAGTCATCAAAGAACCCATATCAAAATTTGGCAATTCTGGTATTTCTACAGATAAATATGCACATATAAACATTGTAACTGGTGCTAATACGAAATGCCATGCTAATGCTATTCCACAAGTCCAACCAATAAAAGGTCTCCAACCTGCAACAAATATAGATTTATGACTGGCTTCAGTTTTATTTATTTCTAATTGACCTTTAGCTAACTCTTGAGCGTGTTTCTCACTCATAGTGGCTATATCATGAGCCAACTTAGCCTTTTGGTCTTTATCCTCTATAAACTTATCTAAAAGCCCCGTAACTGGTCCTATTAAAGCTTGTAACATTATAAACTCTTTCTCATTTTTTCTATTAATCGATTTGCTCTGTTAGTGGTCTGATTATACCACCTAGAATCTTTCATTTGTACTATAGCTTCATCAATGTTGTTTTCTTTTAAAGCTTGTTTAAATTTTTTAAATTTATTTAATCTCGGCAATCCCATTTGAAAAGACATATGAATGACACATTCTTTAACATTATCGTCTATGGGCATATCTTTATAAAAAGTTTCAGCATCTTGAATAGAAACCCCTAAATCCAAAACAAATATTTCTTTTGCTCTTTCTTGTGTTATTGGCTTCATTAATTCATCTCTTTCATCATCACGAATTAAATGCCCACAACCTATTGTCCAATATCCTAAATGGTCTTGGTAAGGGTCAAGAACTAAACCACCCTCCTCACGAATTATATCGTTTTTTAATGTTTCTAAATCCATTATTTGTTCCTTTATTTCATTACCTCATTTAATCCAAAAACTTCTAAAATCATAAAAGTAAAAAATAATAATAAAATACCACCTGCAATTAATTTACCAGAAAAATTTGTGGAACCAATCTTTATTGCGATAAATTCATTACCCAAAATCCTTAAAATTAATTCAAAACTATTATCACTTATTTTTAAATTCAATGGCTTTTTGTCATCTGTCATTTGGCGATACTCCTCAAACTTTCCATTACTTTATCAATATCTGGTTCTTCTCCATGAGGATTATAATAACATTTATATTGTTTAGGGCAGGTTTTTTCTATCATCATTTCAAAGGTTTTGTTACCACCTTGATATATACATGCTTGTTGACCAGTAATTTGAGACTTGACTATTTTCTTTAATCTACAAGTTGTGTATTTTTTTTCTTGTATTTTGCCCTGCCATATTTTTTGTTGTCTGGTGTAATCTTTACTTTTGTATTCGTATGCAAACGCTCTTACAGTTACAACCAATACAGCTAACATTAAGCCAACGCCAATAAACGTATAACCAACCCATTTTAGAATCTCCATTATTTCTTCTTGTTGTTTTCTAGCTTTAATTCTTGCTTGTTTTTGTGCTTCTTTTGCTTCATTAATTCTGTTGGCTCTTTCTGCAATTATTTCGTCCCAAGCAGTCGCACCAAATCTCATATTGATTATGAACTTTAATTCTTCTCGTTTTTCTTCTAATAATTTTCGATTAATGAAATCATCTGCTGACTTTTCTACTGAACCAAACTGTTCAGCAATAGACATGCCTTTTCCCTGCTTTTTATTCATTTGTTCTTCACCAAGAAAGAACCCATCAATTTGCTTGGCTATGCCTGATATATCTTGAACTGTACTGATGTTGCTTTTAATAAACTCTACTGATTTTTGAACTAGAGCAATACCAGTTAGAACTTCTGCAACAACCATTCTACCTCACTAATAAACCTATAAGTAAAACAATAGCAGTACCACTAGTGCCAATCATAATATGTTCGATACGTTTAATTCTCAAGATACTTTCTTTCCATCTTTCGTCTGATAGAACTATATGTTTTTCTAAAGAAACATGAATTTCTTGTAATGATGGTTTTGCCATTTACACCTCGTCTGGGTAGTCAAAAATTGGAGCATTTCCAGTTGCTTTGCCATCACTATCTACTGGAGCATCAAATAATTTTTTAAAATCAGCTAACTTACTACAAGCATTTATTTTATCTTCTATAGTTTTACTGGCTGTCCTAACATCTGTTCTATATTTGCTTATATCACTTGGTATTGCCGTAGATGCTTCTGCTTTCCTTGTCACATACCAATCGCTAGATGACATAAGACTATTAGCAGTTGTTTTAGTCTTTGCAACCCATATAGATTTAAGACCTAACTGAACCATTTGCTTTCCAGTTCTAATATCAATAACAGCTTTACCATCTTCATCAACTACGTTTTCATCTGCTAGTTTTCTCTCAATACCTTTTGCCCAATAAAATCTATCGTCATAACTTGTATCTACATCAGCTTCTACAGTTACACCCCACTTCTTTAAATCATCAGCAGACCATGAAGATGACCAGTTATAAGGGTGCTTAAACCCATCATCATCTTGCCATGCCTTACCAACTTTGAGGTATCTATCTTTATATTTATAAGCCATTATTTTCTCCTATCTTGCATTAGCATATTTAAAAGGTGCTTCGGCAAATGCCATGTATATAAAATTTGTTGCATCATTAAAAGCACCAGAAGTTGACCTTAATTTAAAACCATTACTTACAAAGTCCATTGCTGTATCACTTTGTTCAACAGTAGGAGCTTCTGCTCTTTGATATTTGCCCATGACATTAGCTGTTGTTCTTTTGTTATCAAATATAAACCAACTATCCCCTGCAGAACTATATGACTTTACCATAAGCCAAGCAGGTCTAAATCCTAAATAGACAAACGTGCCATCTGGGTCGGCATTTCCAGAATAATTTCCAAAACGGCTGTATCCCTCTACATTATGAAATACATAATAAACTACAGTTTGACTTGTGTTGTCATAGTCAGCATTACCCCCAATAACACTATCAGTAATAGTGAAGTTAAAAGGTGTACCTGATGAAGCTATATCACTAGTTTCATTTAATCCTAAATATTGACCTGATGTTAAAATATTATGCCATGTTGTCCATCTACTTGTACCTGATCTATATTTTTGAATAATCATATCTGGTTTTTTACTAAGTCCATGCCCAAGCGACCATGTTCCACTACTAGGTGAAGTTGCAGTTACAATGCTAAACCCTGCTGTTGTGTTTGGTTGGGAAACTGATAAAATAGAACCATCAAAATTAGTCGAACCAAATGTTGTGTTTGTGTTTACTTGTCCACCCATTCCACTATGAGCAGAACAATAATAATATAAAGTAGGTGCTGAAGATGCGACTGTAATTGTTATTGTTTTTGCAGTATCATCTTTGACAACCCCAGTTGTATATTCAGAGCCACCACCATGAGTTCCATCAGAAGTTGTGGAAAATCTAAATGGGTGCGAGGTAGCCGTACTATCTGAATAGTCAAATGTGTATGTTCCACCCTCTTGTAAATTTAAGGCTACTGCACTTTGAGCAAATGTTGCACTATCAGCACTATTTCTAAATCTATATTTATTTCCACTATCTGAAACTACTACAACTTTATAAGTTTTTGTTGGTGTTGTTCCACCTGCTTTCCAGTTCCACGCAACATAAGTATCATTTAAAAAATGTGTTCCTTTTCTTATTGTTCCACCATCATTATTTGAATTTATTGTATGAGTAACAGTAAAACCATTAGCTTGAACTCCAGACATATGTCCATAGTTATCTCCAGTTGCAGAAGCAACACCCTCTCCTGCTGTTTGATTAGTTGATAATACTTTTGTAGCAACAAATCCTCTATTTGAATCTTGTAGTTGATGACCATACCCAGAAGTTCTATTTTTAATCCATACCCAATCTGGCTGAAAAGATATTTCACCACCAATGCCAGTTGCACCACTTACAATATTTTGACTACTTTGACCATCACCAGTGTAAGTAAGTGTTCCAAAATGGTCATCAGCTTGTGTATTAGCATTAGGACTTATGGTTGGTTCTGGTAGGTTAGCTGAACATAATGCTAGATAGCCTGATGGTGGTGCATAGTAGAAATCACCTTTGCCATTTCCATCTGTGTTGCCTTGTGCAGTTTTTGCTCCTGCAAAAGAACTGTCTTGCCCAAAGTTAAAGATAAAACCAGTGTCCGTTGAGTCATTTCTATATAAATCAGCAATAGGTGAAAAACCTACATCATTAGTAAATGTTGC